GATGCAAATCAGGTTGGATTGAAGATTATAAACGCAACAGTTGGCGGCGCTCTTGAAACATTTGAACGAAAACCATTAGAGGCCATATGTCAGGATTTATCAGCCCATACGTTGTAATTGATCGAGGGGTCAAGTTGGCTCTGACCGCTAAGGTTTTTCACTTTGTCGTTCTTCGAGACAATGTGGAGATTGGTGAGAACTCGATTGTTGGTCATAATGTTGTTATTGAAAGAGATACCAAGATTGGCAACAATACGACAATCCAATCCCAGTGTCATATCACCGCAGAAGCCACTATCGGTGACAATGTTTTCTTTGGTCCTGGAGTGGTAATGACCAACGAGAAGAATATTGCTAATCAGGGTCGGGCAGTTCCAAAGATCGAGCGGGCAGTTGTTGGAAATGGGGCCAGGATTGGTGCTGGAGCTGTAATTGCCCCTGGTGTAAATATTGGTGAGAACGCTTTTGTCCATGCCAATGCTTTTGTAACGAAAGATATCCCAGCCGGTGAAGTTTGGGGAACGCCGCACGGAAAGAGTCGGGCGGTTAAAATTGGAACAGTGCCAGAGAGTGAATGGCTATGATGAAAATAATTAAAACTTCCGGGCCGGAATATGTAAATGGCCCTAGTCGTGGATTTTGTTACGATGGAATGGGATTGAATGACTGTTCTTTTTGGCAGCATGGCAAAACTTCTCCAGATGGAAAAAGTAGATGTATGTTATTTGGATGTGGCATAGAAAAGAATGGAAGTGAATCGCTAAGGATATGTGATAGAATTTTTGGTATTGATTTTACCGGTGAAGTATAAAATGAGCGATCAGATACCTTCAATAGTCGTTTGCCTTCGCTCTGGCGGTGATTATTACCCAGGCCATGTGAGAGCACTCGGAAGGCAAATTGAACGCAATGCGACGATTCCTTATCGTTTTGTTTGCTATACAGATCAGGCTGATGAACTTCTGGAAATAGAGACGGTTGAGCTTGAAAAGAATTATCCCGGTTGGTGGTCTTGCGTCGAACTTTGGAAGCACCAAGGGCCGACAATCGCTATTGGCCTGGACACGATGATCCTGAAGAATATTGATGATCTCCTGAAGATGGTTTGTCATATTCCGGAAGAGGATTTCTTTTTGCTGGATTCATTTTTTCACCCGGGTGAGTTTATAAATGGAATGCAGGCCTGGAATGGTGATTGGTCTTGGTTGTATGATGAGTTTGGCTTTGAGAAAGAATCAAAACTCCATCGTGGTGATGAAAATTACCAGATAAATGCTTTACTGACCAAGGGCGTCGATTTGACAGCAATCCAAGAATACTTTGCAGGGATTTGTAATTACAAACTTCATATTCGGAAGAACCTTGTGAAAGATCCGGGGATTATCATTTTCCATGGTGATCCCAAGCCCTGGAGAACGAATCTGTGGAGGTTAGTGGAATGAGGCCAACAACGCCGGTATTTGCTTGTGTACTGAAGTTAGGTGGGGATTATATAGAAGAACACGTCCGGCTTCTTGCAGCGCAGGTACGAGCAAATACGACGATTCCTTACGACTTCATTTGTTTTACAGATTCCAAGGAAAAGATTGACGGCGTTGTCTCCATTCCTCTGATTAACAACTGGCCTGGTTGGTGGTCTGTACCTGAGGTATTCCGGAATGTCGGGCCGACTGTTGTAACCGGGATTGATACCGTGATCAGAGGAAATATTGATGACCTGTTTAAGGTGGCTACTGATTCAAGCGAAAAAGATTTTTGGATGATTCGTTCTTTCCGGCCTCCAGTCAGAACTATCTCGGGAATTATGGCCTGGAATGGCGATTGGTCGTGGCTGTATGAACAATTCGATTATGAGAAATTCTCCAAGCAACTTCGTGGTGAAGAAGATTATACCAATGCCAAACTAAGAGAAAAAAGAGTTATTCCCAAAATATTACAAGATGCCTTTCCGGAGAGCATTTACTCGTACAAGCGACATTGTTCTGGTGGGATATCTTCGAATTGTAAAGTGCTTGTGTTTCATGGCAAACCCAGGCCGTTTGAAGTTCCAACCCTTTGGCAAGAAATCGTAAAGGAGCATGCATGAAAGATCCGATTTTAGTAGTTGGTTGCGCCCGTTCTGGAACGTCTATGACGGCAGGCATGCTTAATATCTGTGGGGCTTTTGGTGGGGAGATGTATGGCCCTAGTATTGATGCCCAGAAAGGGATGTTCGAGAACTGCAAACTCCGAAACGACATCGTTAAACCATACCTGAAAAAGATTGGTGCTGATCCAATGGGCCAGAAGCCACTCCCGAACAATCGTCAGGTTTTTGAGGTTTCCCAGCCGGAAGCGGATCACTGGAGAGATATTGTCCAGCGGCTCATGATGTCTCAGGGATACAAGAGTGGTGAGTGGTTTTGCAAGTGCACCAAGGCCGCTGGAATGTGGTATATGTGGCATAAAGCATTTCCAAAAGCGAAGTGGATTATCATTCACCGAGATCATAAAGACATTATCCGGAGCTGCCAATTGACTCGGTTTATGCGGGCGTATCGAGATGAAGCTGGTTGGCAGTCTTGGATAGATCAGCATGAGAAAAGATTTGCAGAAATGCATACCGCCAAATTGGATATATTTGACTTTTGGCCCTCTCGTCTTTGTGCTGGTGATTGGGATTACGCCAGGCAATTAATAGAGAGTGTTGGTTTGGTATTCAATGAACCAATGGTTAAAGCCTTTATCGAGCCAAAATGGTTTAATGAGGAGGGCAAGTAATGCCTCGCGTAACTGATCTTGAAGTCTTTGCCATTATTGATACCTCACTGACCAATATTGATGTCTTTATCAATACGGCAAATATGATGGTTACTTCTTGGCTGGAAACGGCTGGTTTGACTGATGAAGTATTGAAAGAGATCGAAAGGTATCTTGCCGCCCATGTATTGAGTGTACAAGATCAGAGAGTGAAGTCTGTTGGTGTTGATGTTCTTTCCGAATCTTATCAGGGACAGTGGGGAATGGGTTTGAACGGTACCAGTTATGGCCAAATGGCAATCCTTCTGGATACTTCCGGCACCCTTGGGAAGATTGCTAAAAATGGGTACAGCAAATCCGCTTCCTTGAATATGATCGGGTATCACTGATGAATTTCGGAAAGTTTTTCAATCAGAAAGCGGTTTATTGGGGAACTCCAACTCCGGATGGGTATGGTGGATATACTTATGGTGATCCGATTGAAGTAGATGTTCGCTGGACTGTAAAGCAAGAGAAGTTTTTGACTTCTCAAGGTGCTGGAAATGGTGTTGAGGAAATCCTTTCCAAGGTTGTAGTTCTTTCTGAAACCGATTTTGATATAAAAGGTAGAATGGCTTTGATGTTATTGGTGGATGTCGATAGTAGCGGAACACCAGAAACAGAAGATGCACTGACCATCGAAGGTTTTGAGAAGATCCCGACAATCAAAGCAGATCAATTTTTACGAAAAGCATTTTTAGTATGAGCGAACTGAAAGGATTATCAGCGGTTTTAAAGAATCTGAATAAAGCAATTCAAGGAATTGAATTATATACCAAAGAAGGATTGACAGAAGCGGCTTTGGTTGTAAAACGAGATTCCATAAAAGGAACACCAATTGACTTAGGTAATCTTAGAAATAGTGCTTTTATAATGGTGACCGATAGCAATACCGATAATCCGAGCCCATTATTTAGACAGGAATCCTATGTAACAGTAAGAGTTTCCAAATGGGGGAAAGAAGGCAGAAGTGATCGGAAAAGGATAAAGAAATCGTCGGGGGAAGAAGTTCAAAAACTATCAAAAGATCATTCAATAGCTATTGCACAAGCAAACGGGATTGTACAGGCCGGAAAGCATAGATTCAATGCAATCGTAGGATATTCTGCTAATTATGCTTTGTGGGTTCATGAAATGCCATCACATTATAATTTTAATTCTGGTTCAAATAAGTTTCTTGAAAAGGCATTATTAAAAAATAAAAATCGAATTCTGCAAATTCTAATTAAACATACGAAACATTAAAAGAATATGAATGCTCCTTCCAAAGATATAAAAGATTACCTCCTGGATAAATCAGATGATTCCAGTTCGACTCTTGATTTTGCTTTCGGAACAAATCTTTTCATCTCTCTTTTGCCGGAAACTTCTGTATTGGCTACGGCTATATTTGATACTTCAGGAATGACACCAGATCCGACTAACATAAGGAATCCAACTGTTCAGATATTGGTTCGGGGAAAGGTCGGTGGATATGAAACTGCTTGGGCAAAGATGGAGGCTATTATGGCCGAACTTCATGCCTTGGCAAATACGACGATAAATAATACGCTTTATATATTGATTTGGAAATTAACAGAACCATTTCACGTTGG